CGATGCTGTTGAGTCAGCAAATATTAGTGAGCTTTGGTTTCCGTTTGTGGCGTTAGTGTTTTGTATCCTAACTAATGCTCCACCATTAACAGAATCAGTTGATGTGCTTGGGTGTGCAAAATTGCCTATTACCTGATCAGACGATGAGAGAACTTCAAGAGATGCACTAGGCGAACTCGTACCAATACCAACTGCGCCTCCAGCTGTTACCACCACTTTGTTTGCGGTGGAAGGTGAACCAATGCCTAAAGCAATATCGTTGGCGGCGTTGCCTACTTGAATATTTGCAGCACCACTTGTAGTTGAATTAACGTCTAATCCGTCAGTAGTCACTGTGCCTGTTACGTCAATGCCTGTGCTGGTGGTTTCTATCTTCTTGCTACTGTCATGGTAAAGCTCAACAGCACCATCTTTAAGCATTCTGGTATAGGTTTCAGTCCCACTAGAGTTACTAAACGAAATAGTGTTTTCACCTCTAAATGCTAATTGACCAGTGCCATTGTCCCTTATTATTGATTGACTACCATCGTGATACATCTCCAAATCCGCAGAAGCACCAAAAGTCGCCTTTACGTTATCGCCGAAGGACAGATCACCTGTCATTGTGCCACCAGCTAAAGGTAACTTAGTAGCCAATGCTGTTGTGAGTGTAGTATTATAGTTAGCATCATCATTGATAGCCGCCGCAAGTTCATTAAGATCGTTTAATGTATTGGGAGCACCACCAATAAGAGTAGTAATTTTATCTGTAACATAAGCGGTTGTAGCAATTTTTGTACTATCATCACTCTCTGCTTGTGTAGTTGCAGTAGAAAGTCTAGCTGCTGCGATAGTACCAGTTAAGTTTGCTGCTGGTACATCAATTCCTAAACCTTCAATATCTGATTTAGTTTGATCTGCAGTAGCCCCAGTTTCTATGCCGTCAAGCTTATTACCATCAGTAGTTAGATCACGACCATCAACTGTACCTGATACAGTTACGTTGCCTGTTACTACTACACCTGCGTTGGCTGTTATTGCTCCTGCAAACGTAGCCGCACCACTTGATGCAAGTTGCATTTGACCAGATGTTGATTGCCCATTGGGTCTTAAAAATATATTCCCTGCACTTCCAGTTGCTAATGATACTTCATTGCCATTACCCAAAAAATAAGAACTTGTGGTGACTGTGCCTGTTACAGAAATACCAGTTGATGTTGTGGATAGTTTCTCTGCGCCATCGTTGTAAATACGGGTAGCCCCATCAGCAAAACAAGCTACTGAATTTTCTCCAGCTTTACCTTGAATTATTACATCGCCATCACTGTCTCCAGCAAGATATAAACTTCCTGTGCCAAAGTTTCGCACCCAACTATTAGACCCATCGTGATAAATCCGTAGGTCAGAACCAGCTCCGAATACGGCCTTTACATTATCGCCATATGCTAAGTCACCAGTCATTGTACCACCTGATTCAGCAAGTGACCCACTTAAGGATGCATAAGCAGCTACCCAATTAGAACCTTCATATACTTTCATTACATCATCTGTAGTATTAAAGTATAATGTACCTTCAGATAAAGCGTCTCCATCATTATCGACTGTAGGGTTAGATGCTTTTGCACCTAAATATATATCGTCAAACTGATCTAGTGCCGCTTCAGCACCTGTTCTAGCTGTCTGTGCAGTTGATGCAGAGGTTGCTGCATTTGTTGCACTGGTAGAGGCATTAGATGCTGATGTAGCTGCTTCGGAAGCTTTAGTAGTAGCTGTAGCCGCTTTATTTGTAGCTGTGGTAGCTGAAGAAGCAGAAGCTGTTGCTGAATTAGATGATGCAGTTGCACTTGAAGCAGATGCACTTGCACTATTAGATGCATTAGTTGCTTGAGTTGAAGCAGTGGTTGCACTAGCTGAGGCATTAGTTTCTGAGGTTTCAGCATTTGTTTCTGCGGTTTCTGCATTAGTCTCAGCTGTTTGAGCTTGAGTTGCAGATGTGGCAGAAGCAGTTGCAGAGTTAGCAGAGTTAGTTGCAGATGTAGCTGATGCTGTAGCTGAAGTAGCAGAGGCAGTAGCTGACGTAGCAGACGCTGTTGCTGAACCTAGTATGCTATCAACATAACCTTTTGTAGTTGCATCAGCACTAGCTACAGGTGTACCAAGTCCTGTTATTTTATTATCACCCATAGCTATAGTAGAAGCCATAGTACCGCCTGATTTTAATAGGGCATTTGTATCTACATAACCTTTAGTAGCACCGTCTTGGTTAGCTGTAGGATTACCTAAACCAGTTATTTTGTTAGTAGCCATAGCAATAGCACCTGACATAGTGCCACCTGCTAACGGAAGTTTAGTTGCGATAGAATTAGTTATAGTAGTACTAAAGTTTGCATCGTCTCCTATTGCTGATGCAAGTTCGTTTAGTGTATTTAAAGCATCAGGAGAAGAATCTACAAGTGCTGATACTTCTGTGTCTACATAATTTTTAGTAGCCGCATCTTGTGCATTTATTGGATCAGTAACGTTAGCAATAGTAGTACCTGTAACATCTAATGTTCCATTTACAGTTACGTCATTAAATGTAGATGTACCTGAACTTGCAGTTACATTACCTGTTAAATTACCAGTTACACCCCCTGTATGAACACCAGCTGTATTACCTGTTACATTACCTGTAAGTGGCCCTACAATGCTTGAGCCTGTAATAGTTGTACCTGTTATTGTATTTGGAGTTGTTGCTCCAATAATAGTATTATCTACATTACCTCCGTTTATATCTACAGTATTTAATGTAGCTTGTCCTGAAGAGGTAATTGTAGTAAAGCTACCAGCTACTTGTGTAGATGCACCTATAACTGTATTATCTATATTACCTGCATTAATGTCTACGTTAGTTAATGTAGATGTGCCTGTAGCATTTAAAGTTGTAGCATTAACAGTACTAATTGTAGCTGTACTTAAAGTAGTTACACCTGTAACGCCTAATGTACCACCTACAGTAAGAGAACCTATAATAGCACCATTAGCATCAACATCTAATGTATCTATATGTGCAGTACCATCTAAATACAAATCTTTAAATTCTAAACTAGATGTACCTAAGTCTATATCGTTAGTTATAACTGGAGTTATAACACCATCTTGGAAACGTACTTGCTCAACTGTAGCTGAAGCTACCTCTACAAAGACACCGACCCTATTGTTAGATGTATCAATAACAACTTTGTTTAGTGCATCAACATCACCGATAAGTGGAATGTATCCACCTTCTCCTGCTGAACCATCATGCTTGTGTCCACTTGAAACAGCAAAAGCATCTCGGAGTTTATTATACTCAGCATTAATAGGAGCTGCACGTAGTGTAGCTGTTGGTACTATGTCTGCTGAAGACTGTCTTACATAACCTGCCAAAATTTTATCTCCTGTCGGCTGTCTCATACGTCAAGGCTAGTGCCTGTATAGTATGACTTGCATTTGTGTTGTTTGTAACGTAACTTATAGAAACAGAGTTACCTGAACCTGATATATTCGTAAGTGTTTTAGGTGAAGGGTTTCCATCATATATACCACCTGATCCATATACAGCTAAACTGTAGACTGCAGCTGCCCCTGATGTATTAAACGCATAGTCTGTTGGATTAGCTGTATTTATATCGTCATAATCATAAGATACCCCAACTATTACATCTGTATCACCTTCAGACCTTAAGTAAGTATTAACTTTATGTACTATCTTTCGTACCTCAGGATCTTCCATGTAAAAATAAGGAGTTTGATATAAACTAAATATATCTTGTCCGTTAAAGCTATTACCCTTTTCTTGTCTGAATACCCTACCTGAACCATCTCCATGTATTACATGTTCAAATTGACCTATGTATCCACTATCAACACAATTAGCTTCCATGCCAATTAGCTGACTATATTCAAAAAGACTTTGTTTGTTTTGACTTTTACGTATTCCTCCAATCAAAGATAAGGAGGAGTCGTTCTTAAAGAAAAATCTAAATTGGGACTTCTTTCTTATAACAACAATACTAATATCTGTAATTTGTTCTGATAAATAATAGTTGTCAAATATAGATTGTATTTCTTTAGATACGGTAGCAAGTTCAACATCGCCAATTTTATCAGTACCTGAAATAGGCCTTATGCCATCTGGCCCTAAAAACAATAAGTCTCCACCAAACTCTATCACAGAATCAGGAGCAAGGCAACCCATATTAGACGTAACATTTTCTAATACAAAGTTAGCCGCATTGTTACCTGTTAATCTTTTTATATTATTAGCACCAAAAATATACAGTTGGTTACGGAATTTTTTAATTGCTGTTATTGTATACCCTACATTAATAACTCCAGCACCACTTGCAGGGCTAAAGTCAAAAACATTTAAAGGTGCACTAAAAAATAAATTAAAAGGCTCACTTGAATCTCCGCATAAAAAAGCATGAGAAGCAAACTCCTCTGAATACTTAGGATCATTAGGAGCTTGTGCATGAGTTACTTGAAGATAGTTAGTTCCATCATAAGTAGAAGCTGGGTTAACTCCATCAGTAAGAAGTATTACTTCTCCTGACCAGTTATAACTAGTGAATCTAATTCTTTCTACATTATTCATATTAGGATTACCGGCTTCTGGTATAGCTACCCAAGAACTATTTGAGTTCTGCCACTTATATAAATAGTCATGTCCTGAAGTAGGTTTTCTACAAGCAAATATTCCGTCATCTAAATTTCCGTTAATCGCTACTCCTAATACAGCTCCTGTTCCCGGAACAGTACCATAATCATTAGAGTACCCACTAATACGACGATATCCACCTGCTAAAGCAGGTTCATAATTTATCATACGTATTGCACTACCTGATAAAGTAGAGGCTTGTGTTAATGAATCTATATTACTAATAAGACCACCGCCACATACCGATAAGTATGTTTTTAAATTATCTGCCATCTAGCCAAAACTCTTAGTTATAACATTAGTATTCTTTGATATAACAGTAGATAGAAGAGAGTCTTTACTATCTACAACAAGTCTCCTCATAGATTTAATACCTGTTTTAAGTTTATCTTTGTGTAACTGAGCTGCCTGATCATTAGCTCTAAAGTACATAAGGTACATCATAGCACCATCAATTATAACATGTTTAAATCTATCAGGTATTATGCAAACATCAGTACTCAATACTAAATCTGTAGGAAACTTCCAGTATTTGTATTCAACAACATAAGCTG